ATAATGTGCGTTATACCTCTATATCTAATGGAGAGTGGGTATAAAAAGAATTGGGAACAATACTATATGTGTCCGCTATCAGAAGTATGTGAGAGGTTAGATGAAGTCGTACAAAAGGCTAATGGACTTACATAGTTATTTACTTGAAGAAGATTTTGAACAATATTGCAGAATGTCTTTTGACAAGATATTAGTTGCATGTGAATTTCTTGGCATTATTAATGACGAGGATTACGAAAGTTTTAAGGAAAGGTGTTATACCCAACTTGAAACTGATTATATAAACAGTATTGATAAAACAATACATTAACCATAGGAGTATAGTATGGATATTTTAGGAGGAATGACGAATTCCGAAGAGAAACCGCAAATTTACTTTGGCTTTAAAACAATGGGTCAACAGTTCTTTGCAAATGGAGAAACACCAATTGAGTTTAAATACTTACAACTTGATATTGATACATTCAAGTCAGGTTGGGGTCGTTATACAAAAGGTGATGGCTTTGAATATAAATGGGATGCAAAGTTTGGTGTTGTAGACCCTAAACCCGCTGATGATTGGAAGAGAGCATTTTCATGTTGGGTAATGCCTGATGGTGGTCATGCGATGTTATGGCAAAGATTTACTGTAGCTGAAGCTATGGCTTTTAATAAAATGTTAGGCACATTTTGGCATGAGAAAGATGCTAACGTGGGTAAGTTACCAGTAATGGAATATAAAGGCTCTAAACCTATTCAAGTAGGTATGGGTACTTCATCTGAACTTACATTTGAATTTGTTAAGTGGGGTGATAGAGGTTTTAATGTACCTGATTGGTATATAGACCCTGATGCACCAGTTGATAATGATGATGGCTTTGTATCTCCAAATGCAGGTTTAGCTGATTTAGTAAATCAAGCAGAGGAAGATAATTCAGATGTGCCTTTCTAATGAATTCAGTAGATTGGCAAAGAATCGCACCTGAAGTAGCAAAGCAAATACTGGGTGAACCAAGTAGTATCTCATCTAAAGAACTTAGATGGGGTACTCATGGCTCTTTCACACTAAACCTAGAATCTGCTACTTGGTATGACTTTGAAAATGATGTTGGTGGTGGCATCTTAGACTTAATAAAGCACCATAACAAAGATATAAATACAATTTTAAAACAGTTTGGTTATGACCAAGCATTGCCTAATGACTCCTTACTCAGCGTTAGTGTGACTCCCCCAAATGGCACTAACAAGGGCAATGCAAGGTCTTTTACAAAAGTCCAAATGAGGGAACTTCATTCTCAAGCAATAGTAAAAGTGCAGTATTCTACTAATTTTTGGGTTATGAGGTTTCCTGATGGACATCCCATCAAACAAAAGTATGTACCCTTCAGTATGAATCCTGATGGTTCTTGGTCTATGCGTAGACCTGAAGGGTTATTACCTATTTACCACACTAATAACTTTCCTGATAAACCTATCATTATTAATGAAGGTGAGAAAGCATTGCGTGGATGTGAAGCTATAAGAAAGGATGGAGATGCTTGTACGTGGCATGGTGGGGTTAATAGTTGGAATAAAGCTGACTGGTCACCTATCTATGGAAGGGATGTTTGGATATTTCCTGATAATGATGAAGCTGGTAAGAAGGTTGCTAATGAGATTTCTAGTCACCTAAAACAAAATGGTTGTAGTGTTTTAATTGCTGAACCACCAAAAGATTTTAATGAAAAAGATGATTTATGGGATGCGTATGAATCAGGTTATTTTGCAGACTCTAAATCGTTGGAAGATTACATAACAAGCAATACAGCAAAAAGACCAAAAGGTAGTTTATATTTCCAAACAGTAAATGAGATCATGGCTAATATTACTGAGCCTGATTGGTTAGTAGATAGATGCATAGAACGTGGAACTGTTACTTCTATATTTGGAGCTCCAAAGTCAGGTAAGTCATTTATAGCTATTGCTATGGGTTGTGCTGTAGCTTCAGGTAAAGATTTCTATGGATATGATACTAAACCATCAACTGTACTTTATCTTGCAGGAGAAGGCACAAACGCAGTTGGTAGGCGTATAAAAGCCTATGAACAGTTCTATAGCATGAACTTAGATAAGAAACCCTTGCTTGTATCTAATAGAGGTTCAAGAATAGGTGATGATGAAGAGTTTGCTATCTTGCAACAGGTTTGCAGAGATATAGAAGCTGAAAACAATGGTATAGGTATGATTATCATCGACACCTTAGCTAGAAACTATGGATTAGATGAGAACAGCACTAAAGACATGAATACCTTTATACAGCGTGTAGACATGCTTAAAGAAGAGTTTAATGCTTCTATAGTGATAGTACATCATACTGGTCATGGGTCATCAGCAAGGGCAAGAGGAAGCTCTGTATTACCAGCAGCACTTGACTATGAGTTTAGGGTTAAAAGAAGCGGTGATGATGAAGCTATGCTTGTATCTGTAGATCAGACACTTGTTAAAGATGGTAGACCAATACAGCCTATGAACTTTAAGTTCCATGAAGTAGAAGTCTTTGGCTTTAGTAATGTTACTTCAGGTGTGCTGAAACTAACGCTAGAGTCTCCTAAAGAGATGATGCTTACATCAGCAAGAAAAGAAACATTAGATGCTATAGAGGAATATCAGAAAGAAAAAGAGCCTAATGACCCTATTAGTGTTTGGGTAAAGTATTCAATATTAGCAGCTAGAATGGATATTAAAGATAGTACGTTAAAAACTAGATTAGCAGATTTAAAAGCACATGATTTAGTGCATTACAAAGAAGGCTATGGCTACCAGTCAAAATCTTTTGATAATGAGGTATTTTGATATGGTTTGGTTTTGGTTTGGTTTTGGTCTGTTTTGGTTTGGTTTTTTAGCCCAAATTATCAAAAAGTTGGTTGGTTTGGTTTGCTTTTCTAAAGCAACCAACCCAAACCACTATGAATTTCACGATTGGAGACCAAACCAATGAAGACATATTTAGATGAATCTTTTGAAAGTGAATTGAAGAAGTTAAGAATATATGAATCTGAATCTTTTGAGAGGTGGGGTTCTAGGAAAAGAATATTCAAGATGTTGGGTGTAGATTTTGAGATTAAGTTTTGCAGAGCAGAATCTATGTTCAAGGATGCACTTTACAAAGGTCATGTTAAAGAAAAGATTAAGATGGTTGAGATGATGACTAGAGCATTTGATACTCTAAACAAGAAATGTGAAGAGAGTGGTTATAGAAGAATACAACCTAATACTAGATGTTTTAACTTTGATAAGAAGACTGCTTTAGTTTGTGATACTGATGATGAGAAACCTATCTTGCAAAAGATACACAAAGATGAGCCTGACATGATGATCTTTAGCATAGAAGAATTATTAAGATGTATTCCTCAAGATTTTATGAAGGCTAAAGAGTTGTTATCTAAATTAGATAAGGCTGTTAATTTTCAAAGGATAAGTTATGACTAAGTGGCATGGTGGCAAAGGCTCAGGTCGTAGGAAAGAGAATACAAAAAGATATGAAGATAACTGGGAAGCTATCTTTGGCAAAAAGAAAAAGGAGAAAAAGAAAGATGCCAATAAAACTAAAACCAAGCGTAAGGATTAAAGATAAAGCTACAGGTAAGATGAAGACTGAGCATTATTATTTAAAGAGTATGACAATTAAGGAGTTGAATGATTACATTGAATCATCAAGTGCTAAGAAAAAGATCATACAAAAATGTAAGAATGAGATTGTGAGAAGAGATGTTAGATAAAATTTGCAACTACTGTAAGAAAAAGAAACCAGCTACATTAGATTATTTCTATGTGTGTAAACAAACAAAATCAGGTTTAAGGGGTAAATGTAAAGAATGTATGATACAAATTAATTTAAAAAATAAACAATCAAGAGTTAAGAATGGCTTTATGTATTGGACAACAATTCAAAGGCGTAAGCGTAAGGCTGAAGAACTTGGTATAAAATATGAAACATGGGTTTATTGTTTAGAAGAAAAGAAAACTATTGCAAGTAATAAAAAACAATTAAACAAACTCTTAAAAAGATTAAATAAGTTTAATCCAAAACCAATTGAAAAAGATTTAACAGATTACAAAAAACAATATCAAATATCAGATAGTGATTGGTCAGAGCTTAAAAAAGATAATCCTAAACGAAGTGCTTTAATTTACAGAATAAGATATAAGTATGATACTAAATTTAATTTAAAAGAAAGATTAAGGAATCAACTTACGAAACAGAAAAAGAAATATCCAAACTTAGATTATGCAATAAGATTATCTGTTTCAAAAAATCAAAACACTAAATATTTAGATATTTTAGGTTATACAAAAGAAGAATTAAAAAATCATTTAGAAAAACAATTTACCAATGATATGAGTTGGAAAGATTTTAGAAATGGAAAAATCCATATAGACCATATAAAACCTCAATCATTGTTTAATTTAAAAGATATAAACGACATAAAAGAATGTTGGTCTTTAGATAATCTGCAACCCTTATGGGCAAAAGATAATATAAGAAAATCCAACAAATATTATGACAAGTAGAATTATAGATAAGTTTTTTGAGTGGTCTTTCCAACGAAAGGCTAATAAGTTATTTAAAAGGAGTGAAATAAAAATGAGTATTAAAAAGAAAAAGCATGACCCAGTACACAAACCAGCACATTATAACAATGGAAAGGTAGAGTGTATTGAGTACATCAAACAACAACTTGGGTCTGAGTTTCCTAGTTATTTAGAAGGCTCAGCCATCAAATACATTCATAGGCATCGTATGAAGAACGCTAACATACAAGACTTAGAGAAAGCCAAATGGTATATTAATAAGTTAATAGAACATTATGAAAACTTATAAATGGAAGTAGATAAGAAAAAACTAAAGGAAATGATTAAGCAAGGTAAGTCATCACATGATGCTGCAATGTCTTTTGGTTGCAGTCCATCTACTGCTAGAAGGAAAGCAAAGGAGATTGGTTTGAAGTTCAAAGGTAAGTCTTATTGGAGAAAGGGATGAGAGTTAATATTAAATCAAACATCAAAGAAGTAACCAAAGGATTAAGCAAGACACAAAAGAAACAAATACCTTTTGCAACATCAGTAGCTATCAATAATACATTGTTTGGACTTAGAAAAGAAATGTCTAAACAAACAGAGAAGAAGTTAGATAATCCAACACCATTTACCAAACGTGGATTCTTAGTTGAGAAATCTAAGAAGACTAACCTTACTGGAACTTTATTTATTAAAGATGATGTAGCTAAGTATCTAAAGTTTCAGATAGATGGTGGGGTTAGGACAAGTAACAAACTAATACCAGTACCTATACCTAAAAATGCAAAACTTAATAAGTATGGAAATATTATTGGTAAGCGTACTGGTTTGATTAAAAAGAAAACACAATTCTTTGGCGAGGTTAGAGGAACTACTGGTGTATGGGAAAGAACCAACAAGGGCGAAAAAGTAAAGCTAATCATTGGATTGCATAATGATGTAAGTTATAGAGCCAAGTTTCCTTTCTATGTTATCTCTGATAAGTATTCAACTAATATGTTTGATAAGAACTTTAAGAAGGCTATAGATAAGGCTTTAAGGACTGCTAAGTGATAAACGTAGGTTCTTCTACAGCATACATCGTGGGTATATTCGCAT